TCATTTTCTAAAAGACAACAACGCGAATTGTTATGCCGAGACTATCTAGAAACAATAATCTCAACAATTCAATCCGATGCAAAGGTAGTAGCATCGCGAGTAGAAAGTCAAAGACTACTCGAAATACTGGAACTCAGTAAACTCCCTGTTTCCTTATACGATAAGATTTCTTTAATCATATATAAGAAAGTAACCAGGATACAGAATTCACCTACCAATAAAAAGACCGGGGGCACGGTTACCCCCCTGGACCAAACAATTAAAAGTGCCTTGAAACCTGCAATTTCGCGGGTTAGAAGCCTAATAATCGGAGTCATTGACTCTCTTTATATCACTCTCGGACGTGTTCCGTCTAAGAAATCCTTGTATAACTTTATGAACTGTTATACTATTTATAGTCTTCTTGATTGTCTTGAAGAATATTATAAGTTCCATACAGGATTTTTAGTATGTACTCTCTCACCTCCTAGCACTCCACCAAAAACTATTGAGCTTTTTGATAAAATACCAGGTGTGGTTATAGGGGGATGGGTCAGACGATTTTTCCAATCGTCCAAAGTCAACCATAAATTAAAATTAATGGTTGCTTTCTCTCTTCAAAATGCAAAGAGGGCAGCAGATGCTATCAGCCATGATAAACAAATTAAGGCAGTGATAGATCACCAACAATGTATGCTGGGACATGGGTACAAATGTACTCCCGAGGAAAGAGATAAATATCTACCTCTTGTACTGGAAAAAGTAAAGTGCCTAACTACAATCTACTATGGCAAAACTAACTTAGACGAACAGATACCAATCTGGAGATCACCATCAACCGGCTCAAGTTTCGCAAATTCTGCAAAACAACGAGGGGCAAACGGCGAATTCGCTGATTTATATTTTGATGCTGAGTCTGGATGTTATCATTATGCTGATTTAAAAATCGGCAATGCTGAAATACCTATATTCTCTTTCGGATTTGATCTCGATAAAATACTCCATGGAGCTAGAGATCGTGTTTCAAACATGACACACTTAAATGCTAGATTTTCTAGAATTTTAGAACCTTTTAAGGTAAGAGGTGTGACCATGTCTGACGGAGAAGTTTACCAATTAGGTCGTTTAATACAACCAATTTTACATGGTAAACTCCGAAACGAAAAAGGTCCTTTCCGATTTATTGGAAAAAGACATAACGAAGAGGATATCTTCGAGGTATATCAAGGAACTTTCCTTGCAGATAACGAGATGTGGGATGAGACTCATAGAGCAAGAACTCTACGCCTATTCTTTGTTGCTGGAGATTATTCGAAAGCGACGGACAATATGCATCCATCAATTCCACGCACTTTTATTGACACACTTAAAGAAAACGGTGTGTTCTCTGATTTATGGATACAAGTACTTAACTTGACCTTAGGTGGTCATCAAATTGAGTATCCAAAGCTCCCGGACAGCATGAAAGCTGATTATCCAACTTACATCGAAATACTGATGCAAGTCTGGGGCCAATTAATGGGAAGTCCAACTAGTTTCCCTGTACTAAATATCGCAAACGCTGCCATGTTATGGGCATCTGCCGAGGTCTACTACCAAACGAAAATTTCGTGGTCGACTGTTTTAAAAGAGTGGAAGCCATTATTTAATGGAGACGATATAGCTTTTATATCCAATCCTGATCATTATTCAATATGGTCAGACGTTTGTCATGCATCTGGACTTTCTCTATCACCTGGTAAGAATTACTGCACTCGAGATTTTATTAATATCAACAGTACAAATTATTCAACTGAACTAGAACTAACAGACTGGGGCTGGTACGTTAAGAACATTAAGGAAATGTTCGTCTGTAACGCCGGTCTCGTTAAAGGTCAATCAAAAGTTATTGGAGGTGAGCCTGAAGGGCTTACTTCGACAGTAGATCAGTTGGAAGAATGTATTCGGGTCGCGGACGATGAAACCAAACAAAGGACCTACGAAGTCTTCGAGCATCATATGCACGAAAAGCTAAGTAAATCACTTAGATCTTGGAGACTACCTCGATTATTTGGAGGTCTAGGATTACCTTTTGGTGATGAACCTACAAAATCCCAATTATATCTTGCGGCAACTCAAATGGGAATTACCGTGATTTAGGTGATTGTAAGGTTGAATCTCAAGTAGTAAAGAACTCTCGAGATTATTTAAATCAGATTATCAAACACGCAGAGATTCCAATTGTTGAATCAAAAATCCTTTTCGAAAATGAAGACGAAGAGGAAGTTTTCGAATATCCATCCCTAGCAACTTCTTTTCTCGAAAATTATAATGAGGAAGAAGCACTTAAATCAAAGGCTTTAAAAGCAAAAGTCATAGAGCTAAGATTGAAAGCTCAAGTGAATCCTGATTCAAAGAAAGATTTAAACAGGTTTATTAATAAACATATTAATCCTGCTAGGAACTTCAACAAAATTTTAAGAGAAACTCATAAGAAGTTGAAGAAATTGGATAAACAAGTGGTAGAAGCAATGGCATATGATCCCGAAATATTTAAGATAAATCATAGACTACAAAAAGGTGGTCTTGTGGATCAATGTGAGGTGAACGTTGCAACGGCGAAAAGAATCTTACCAACTCAATCAATTACCGATTCAGAGGAATCATCAGAAGTCTCATTAGATTTTGACTTCGTTGGTTCCGATGACGGATTTTAAGTCTGTGGTAAGCAGCAAGCTATCTCCTGTAGTTATGTAGGCTGTCAGATTAGGAAGTTTAAAATAGTACTTCCGGTCTCGAAGACACTTAATTACCGAGATAGGGTCCTTATTTAAATGATATTTTTGAATAAATTCCAGAGAGAAAACTGGAGAAAGAAACTCGTATCATTAAATAATAGCCGACACTCATTACGAAAAACAGAGTGTAAATTTTCTTTGTGAGAGTCTCATCTTACAGTTATCTTGGATCTCTTTATATAATATTGTAAATATTAAGATCGAAGATATCTGGAGGATGCGGTCCAACTAATAATATCTATTAGGACTCTCTCAGAGGAAAGGAC